ACTGTTTTAAATGCTGATTTAATGGGGTCAATGATATGATTTTTGGTGGCGTTTAAGATGACTTTAATGGAATTTTTCATTCCATTTAAAATTGTCGTGGAATTTTTGCTCATGTTGGAGAAATAAGTTTTTGAATAATTTACAATCCATTTGATAGGTGCAACAAAGATATTTTTGATTGCGTTCCACATGTTCTTAAATGCGTTCTTAAACAGTCCAATAAAGGACATTGCACCCTTAAGCATCTTGCCAAACCATAGCAATTGCATGCCATTCCAAATAAACTGGAATGCACCTTTAAATAACTGTTTAATGCCTTCCCACATCTTGCGCCAGTTACCAGTAAACAATCCAGAAAACACTTTAACAATGCCAATAATGACATTTAAAGTGCCAGTTATTACACCTTTGATGTTATTCAAGACGCTTACAATGATTGATTTGATCAGCGTCATTGCCGCTTTAATAATTGGTGTAATCACTGTTATTGCAACTTTGACAGCATTGGTTAACATTGCAAAGGCTGGCTTAACTTTTGACATAATAGTAGATGCCAATTTATTAATAAAATCGTGGAAAGGCTTACTTTTGTTGTATGCTAAAATAAATGCACCGACTAATAATCCGATACTTGTAACCACTAATCCTATTGGATTTGCCAAGAAAGCCAAATTCATCAGTCTGACAGCACCAGTAATGAGTTTAATGCCACTTACAATTTTAGGGGCAATCATTAAAATGTTACCTAATGCACCTGCTACCATGCCTATAGCTATTGTTGCGGGTGCTAGTGATGCTAAAAATGCACCAATTCCAACAGTCACACCTTGCATAGTTGGAGACATATTATTAAACACATCGCCAAACTTCTTAATCCCGTTAGTTATTGGTGTTAATATTTTTGTTCCAATGTTAAGTAATGTGTCACCAACTGGCTTTAATGCTAGTTGCAGTTCTCTCCACGCTTTATTAAATTTAGCAACTGGTGTATTGGTTAAGGCTTTGGATGCTTTGTCTGTTGCACCTGCTACATTATCGTAAGCATGGTTTGTATTATTGAGGGACTGGATAACCTTCATTGCATTATCTTCGCCTAATGATGACCAAAGATTAGAAGCAAGCGTTAGTTTATCTTGCTGATTTTTCATGTTTTTTAGGTCGTTAATAGCAGACATAAAAACGTCTTTTACAGTAGCCTTGCCATCTTTGTATTTTTGGAATAATTCTTGTGTTTTATTAGAAAAGCTACCTAAGTTCTTTTCAAAACGACCATCGTTAAGGGAGATTTGGAACTCTTTTACAAAATCATTAACCTTATCGAAATTGTAAGCACCAGATTTTAAACCATTTTCAAGAATGGCAAACATGTCCTTAGCACTAAACCCTGCTTGAGCCCATAATTGACCATATTCTGCAATGTTATCTTCTAGTTCACCAGATTTATTAAGTCCACGTTGTGCACCTTTAACCATATAGTCAAAGGCTTCATTGGCTGACATGCCAAAGTTAACCATTAGACTATTAACGCCACGCAAAGATTCTTCAATGTCAGCACCAGTAATCTTGGATAACGTTAATGCTTTCTCTGTTACACTCTTTAACTGGCTGTCATCAATGCCTTTTAGGTTTTGTTTAATCTTTACTACTGCTTCGCCAACTTGTTCTGTACTTTCACCGAATCCATCAGCCCAAACTTTACCAACTATTGATCCTTGTTTCTTGGCTTCTCCTGCTGTAGCACCTGTCATAGCCTGGATGTTAGCTGAAATATTAGATATTTCCGAGCTAATTTTTGCCCCTAAAGCAGAAATAGCAACTATAGGGGCTGTAAAGGCTTTTGTTAATGCACTACCCCATTCTTTGGCTTTATCTTTACTTTCTTTAAATCTGCTACCAATTGCAGATAGATGACTGGCAAAGGATTTATTACTGTTACTTAATTCTTCTAATCTTGCTTTCGTTTGTTGTAGTTGACGTTCCCATGCGCCTTGCTTAGCAATTGCATTGTTAATTTGGATAGCATAGTTACGTGCTTCCTTAGAATTTTCGCCATATGTTTCAACCATGTCTTTATATTTCTTATGTAATGCTTCAATGTGCCTTTGATTGGCAGTCATGACTTCGTTTAAACCTTGAACTTTGGCTTCTAAGGTTGCATATTCATCGCCTGCACTAGAAAGTACAGATAGATTGGCTTTCATTGCTGTTTGTGCTTGACGAATTTCCTTTTTAATGCCATCCAATGTTTGGGCAAATTGAGTGCCATCCATAGACAGCCCAATTACCATATTGCCTAAAGGCTTTTTACCACTTGCCATAGCTTCCAACACCTTTCTTTTTAAAAATCATGGGGTAAAGCCTTCGCCTTCCCCATGTACAGAAAGGCTAGGCAAACAAAAAAAGAGATAGGGAAAATCCTATCTCCTAAATGCTTTTGTAGAAGTCCTCAATGTCATCCAGTTTCTTAGAACCTTTTTCATCCATCAATTCTAGGAAGTAGTTGATGTCCATATTATCTATATCGTTTAATTTCCAGTTTGCTTCCATCATCAGATCACGATATATTTGTTTTAAGTTGTTGTAATACTCTTCAAATGTTATTTCGCTATTTACTTCTGATTCTTTACTTGCTTTGGGGCTTCTCCGCCCATTACTTGGGTAATGATTTCGTTTAATACTTCGCCAATTTTACTTGCTTCAATTCCTTCCAGGATACTATCAAAAGTTACTCTTTCATCACGGAATAAAGAAGCAACAAGAGCAACCAGTTTATCTAATTGTTCTAGTTCGTTCATTTCCCCTTTTTCCACTTTCATGCCAAATTCAATAACTTTACGCAATTGTTTTGCGCTCACAAAAGTTTCGGTATAGGTTTCAATTTCACCTGTTTGTGGGTTTCTTAATTCAATCTTTAACATATTTTATCGATTCTCCTTTTAAATTAATTTTTAGATTTTTTAATATTTTTCTATCTATTAATTAAGCTAGGCACTAAAGTAGCACCTAGCCAAATGAGTTTATTCTCCTGTTGGTTCTGTGTAACCTTTAAAGATAAATTGTTTAAATGATTCAGGTGTAAAACCTTGCTGAGAAGTACGCCCTTTTGCATAAACAAAAGTATCGGAACGTGCAATGAACTCCCCAGAAATACTATCTGTGTTCAATTCCACACCTTTATCTTCCGCTGTTTTAAGGTCTAATTCCGGATAGCCAAATTTACCTTTAGTCAATCCAATATAAATGTCGTCACCGTTTGCACCACTAGTTTTTAAAATTACTGCAACATAAGGCGGTTGAGTTTTAGAACCAATTTTAGCAATTCCGTTCTCAACTAATACACCAGTAATTTCATTTAGAACATCTTCTGGAATATCTGCAATATCTAAATCTAATTTAGGGCTAGACACACCTTGTGCCGAAACATAGAAAGGAATGTTGGAAGCATATACAGTGTTCATTGTTGCACCAAGACCACTTATTTTAGCTTCAATCGTACCACCTTTTTGTGCGTCAATGGTATAAACTTGTGTAGTATTTTCATTTTCGTCCATGATACCAAACATGACTGATTCAAATCCCAAAGTTGCCATAGTTCACATGTCTCCTTTTTTATTTTTTTGCATTAAAAAACACCTTCATAGGTGTTTAATTAAATTCAATCTGTTGAGTTGTTCGATAACGCCTATATAATCTAGGTGTATTGTTAAAATCTGGGTCTTTATCAATGCCACCCATATATTGTGCCCATCCATCTTGCGCCATTAGCTTGTCTAATGCTGTTTGAATAGGCTCTAATGATTTAATGCTATTGCCCCAAACATCAACTTGAATACTAATAACCATAGAAAAGGGCATGTTTGAAGCAAAGCCATCTTGGTAATCCATTATTTCGTTTATACGAACCAAAGGAAGTTTTTCAAGTTTTTGATAATCCTCAGGAACATCAATCATAAAAATCATATTTGGATTTATAAGGCTTGTGATATTTTCATCATTCATTAAAATGTCATAAACTACTTTTACAGGTAAATTCACAAGCCCAACCCCCTTTTAAATTCTTCTGCCATGATATTTATTACTTCATTTCTCATTTCTTCCTCTGTCCTCTGTATAAATCCTTGAGGTTTCTGTTTTATCGTTCCCATCTCAACAAAATGAGCACGCCAGAAAGTATCTTTTCCATAACCAACAAAAATTTCACCGTTTTGATCAACACCGGAAATGGCAATGTCACCTTTCATATGTTTTTCAACATCACTTTCATTTTCAATCGGTGTATTTTCTTCCAATCTTTGTGCTACTGATTGTGCTGCCTTCTTAAGACCTGCATTTCGGACCTTCTTTTCTTGTGCAACCATTCTTTTAAGTGCTTGATCAATGCTTGATGTATCAATTTCTACGCTCATTATGACACCGCCTTTGCGATAACCCTTGCAATTCCTTCACTTGGCCGAGGATCGATAGCTTCGATAGAATATTTAGTGTCTTCAAATAGTATTTTCATTGTGTTATCTATTTTCTTTCTAAGTTGCTGAGGGATATTAAAATAAACGGTATTTTCATATATTGTCCCAATTGACGATATTTTGTCAGCGATGCCCTGAGAATAAAACTCGGACCAACAAGAAAACACAACCATATCCTGCTGTACTACGTCCCCATATTCATCTTTTGCATTTGTCGTTTTAACAAAAGAAATACGTTTATTTAATCGATTAACCAGTTGTTTGGGCATCAGGATCACCCTCTGCTTTTAGCTTCAAAATGGCATCTTGGATGCCAAAAGTAAGTGGTCTTGACAGTATATCATTAGAATCATCGGTACCTGTTCGATTTGCGTACCAATGAGAAACAAGCATTAAAATAGCGCGGTCATATACTAATGACTCGCGCTCTTTAATACCTGATTTTAATAATTCTTCTTTCGCACCGTCTATCAGCATAGCAATTAGGGAATCCTCATCATTCCAATCGATTTTTAGCCATTGTTTAGCTAAATCTAAAGTAACTGCCATCATCCACCACTCGCAGTCGTAGTTAATTCTATTGTAGACTTAGGCGATTCAACGCCAGCGATTACGGCTGTTACAGCGTAGCTATAGGTCGTTCCACCTGTTAATCCTGTGTCATGATAAGTCGTTTCTGTGACACCACTAGCTATCACTGTATCGTTTCTATAGACATTATACGTAGCCCCATCTACGGCATCCCACGACAGATCAGCCGTTGTCACTGTCGTAGACCCCTGTAGATTTTGGGGCGCATTAGGGAGTAGTCGTCACTCTCGCAATACGGAATGCAGATTTTAACTTGATTTGATGGTCGAACCAAGCTGTGACAACGAATTGTTCAATACCAGTCTTGATATCTTTTTGTTTTTCGTACAGTGCAGCTAAATCGTAGTTAAAATGGGAATATGCAAAATCACCAATAATTGGGTAAACCGCACTGTCGCAGAAGATGACAGGCTTTCCTAAAATTTGTTCAGGCTGTGCTGTGAATAGCGTAGCATTGTCGTTTGCGAGAGTTTCAAGAATATCGGAATAATCTTGATAACGCATAACGATTTTTGCATTTTGGCGATAATCTTCATGAAGGTCTGCAATTGCTGCCTTAATTGCTTTATAAAGCGTATCTTTCGTAATTTCTGTGATACCAACCGAATAGAATGACATATGCTCTTCTCCAGTTTTTGGCTTAGTGGCAAAAGCAACCTTTTTTTCTTTTGCTGCCACACCAGATTGAAGAGCATTTTCAACATATGATACAAGATTTGCGTCGGATCCATTTAATACCGTTTCCGAAATTCCTGCAAAAACTTTAAATTTGTTACGGCCAAATGTGACAACATCACCAGTCGCTGCAAGTTCTTTTGCCGTCTCAGTATCTTGAATAAAATCATCGTCATCAAGCGAGAAACTAAGCTTTGGAATCTCTAAATTTGTAATTTGTGTGACTGTAGAGATTTCACGTAAAGGATTTTTTACCATTGGTTCAACTAAAATACTAGTTGAAACTGTTTTTGGTAAGAACTTATCACCGCCAGTAGTGCTGTTATCTCCTAACGCTTGACGAACTTCAGTCGATACGGGTTTTCCATTCATGGTAGCACGAATCAATTCTGCTTTTGCTTTAATGATTTTTTGTTTAGGATCAGAAATTGTTTTAAGGTCATTTTTAGCTTCAAATTTCGCTTTTTGTTCTGCTTCAAGAGCGTCATGTTGCTCTTTAATCACGTCAAATCGCATTTTTAAATCGGCTTTTGATTGTTGTAATGCTTGAATTTCTTCCATTGTTGCATTGGGATCCACTGCTTTTTGAGCAAGTTCACTCTCCACTTTTTGCAGTTGTTGGCCAATAGTAGCCAAATTTTGTTTTAGTTCATACAATGTTTTCATTTAATCAAACCTCCTAAAATGGTGTCTAAATAAGCTAAATTAGCTTTTGCTTCCTCTGCAATTTGCTTTCTTTTCGCCATTTCTTCGTCAAAAACAGCATTTTTGGACGGTTTTTCTACCATATTTAATAGATTTTTTGGTACATTTTTGTATTTTTGAAGTATTTCAGAATTGATAGATGCAGCCATTTGGTTTGCTTCCTCTACCACATCACACAATCCGTATTCATAAGCTTCATCAGCTGATAACCAAGTTTCAGCGTCTAACATCTCTTGCAATTTTTCATCGGTCAACTTGTCCCCCGCTTTTTGCAAGTAGGATTGCTTACTGGAATTGCCTATACGATCCAAATCATCAGCTATCTTTCGGAACTCTGCAGCGTTTCCGTATGCTAAAGTCCACGGATTGTGAATCATCATCATAGCATTTTTAGGCATATAAACGGTGTCTCCAGCCATAGCAATAACTGAAGCAATGCTGGCCGCTAATCCATCAACATATACATTGATGTTTGCTTTATGACGTTTTAGCATGTTATGAATGGCGATTCCTTCAAAAACGCTTCCGCCAGGTGAATTGATGTGTAAGTTAATCGTTGAAATATCCCCTAGCGCATCTAAATCCTGTTTAAAACTTGAGGCAGATGTATCCGTCTCGTCCCACTGATAACTCACAATATCGCCATATATAAAAACATCTGCCGCATTAGAATCAGTGGTAGACATTTTCATCTCCCAAAAATTCTTTTTCTTATGCTGTTCTCCCACCATCCTCACCTCCCTTCAAGGCACAATAAAAAAGCCCTCAATTTCGAGCGCTTTGGGTATTGTTTGTATTAGAAATTCCCTTACGTTGTGCAGGATCCATGTCGATCGGATATAAATCACCACTGATATATAATTCAGATGCATTTCCACCAAATGGCGGTAAGTCTTCCCATTGCCGGACTTCATCAGGCTTATAAATTCCGGACCTAATCCCTTTGAAATAGGCATCCATTTGCGTAGCAGTATCACCACGCATAAGTGCTTTTACATTGAATTTAAAATAAAATCCAGCCTTTCTTTCTGCTGACGTAAGCAATTTTCTATTAAATTCTTGTTCATATTGCCTTACAATCGGCAAAAGTGTAAGCTGGACAAACTCTCTCATCATTTGTTCCATCGATGAGAAACTTTGTCCATCTGTATCATTTAGCATATGAGCAGGAATATTAAATACATTCGCTACACGAGTGCGAGTGATCCTTTCAGATGTAAAAATGTCTGCTGCAATGAATTTTCGTTGAATTTCTTCAATCTCTACACCAGGTTCCTGGAAAAGAATCCCACCGTTATCCTGGTAAAACCGTTTGAAATCATCTATAACTTTTTGCTTCATGTCATCATCAACGTTGGCATTGTATTTAATAATGAAAGAATTTGGTGCACTCTGCATTTCTTTTAGGCTAAATTCACGAACAGCTTTATCAAAGTCATTCGTATTGGTAAGCACTTTAATTGGACTGATACCTTTTACATTACCAGCCCCTACAATATGCTTCACATGCAGAATATCAAGGTTATAAAAATAGTAGGTCCCATTATTTCCGATCACTTGATACCACAAATCTCCATTATCCGTATCCCAAACAGGTTCAACATAATCAGGATTTAATGGAGTAAGTCGCGAAACTTGACCTCGTATATCCCTTTCAATGAGGGCGTACGAATTGCCTTTTTCGTTTCTCCAAGTTTCCATGTTTCTAATAAATTCAAAAGATGTCATATTCGGATTCGGGTTATTAATTAACACATCAGACGCCTGATTTACCTTAATATCATAGTTTTGATACAACTTTAAAGGCAATACAGCCATGCTATTCGAAATCTTTGATATGGCGCTAAAAATGGTCTCATTAGTAGCGAGGGTTGAGTTATCAACTCCCCAAAAGGTGCGACCCATCCAATTTACAAAATCAAAACCTTGTCCTTTCCACCCTGCAATGGCCATTTTTACGCTATTTTTTAGTCTATTCCACCATCTCAAGTTCTCACCTCCCTACTTTAACAGATCTTTTATAGAAATAACCTTGACATTTCCGTTTCCAGTCGGTTTAACCATCTTCTTCATAACTTCCGTATGAGCGTTTAAAAAAGCCGCGAACCCGTCAATTTTACGGTAGCGACTTTGTTTTGTTGGCAACCAGTTTCCGTTTCGATCTTCAACCAATTTGACGTTATTTAGGTACCATTGGAACAATTTATTTTGATTGAAGATCACTTTTCCATCTAAAAATAGCTCTTTCACGTCTTTTAAAGCAGGGCTTAATGTAATATAGCCTTGTCTTACAGCTAAAGTCTTGAATCCTTTTCCTTCAAGATCGTTTACCAACCTGAACGCATTTGCGGGGTCATATGTGATCAACTCAATCTTAAATTTTTTCGATTGTTGAATGAACCAATCCTCGACATCTTCATATTCTACATAATCTTTTTCACAAATAGTCAAAAGACCGTCTTTTTCTAATGCTTCATAGGGGATTTTTTCATTATTCATCAGGACTTTTTTTCGGGGAACCCACGAATGACTCAGAACAAATACCTCTCCAGACGCTAAAGGAAATTCCAAACAAGCACTCGTAAAGTCTTCCGTCTGTGACAAGTCGAATCCGCCGATACAGAATAAACCTCGTAGACTATCAAGGTCCATTACCTTATTGTTTCTTTTGATTACTTCAAAATCTAAAAAGGATTGTTCGTCAGATTTAACAAAGATGTTAAATCGTTTTGTAATAAAGTCGTTTCGCTCAGCAGGTGTTCGCTTAGCTTTGTTCCAATCCTCGATCATATCGGTTAACTTGATGGAAACACCAAGGTTTGGATTCGCTTTAATCCACATTTCCGGCTGATCAAATTCTTTTTGATCATCTAACTCAGCCAGATAATAAAAAGTCCGTTCATCTTCGATCACACCGTCAAGCACATCAGCGCCTTGCTCATAATAATTGACTAACGGACCATCTAGCTGATAGCCGGCTGTCGTGATGTAAATAAGTAACGGCTGTTCACGGGCACCGCGAGAGTTTTTAATGACGTTTATCAGCTTGTAATCCTTATATTCGTGGATTTCATCAAAAACACCGATGTGTGTGTTCAAACCATCCAGCTTTTCTGAATCAGAAGCCTGGGGCTCGATTTTCGAGAAAGTCTCATCATAATGAATCGCATCCCTTAATGGTCTGAAATGTTTTCTTAACTTTGGTGAAGCCTTGATCATTGCTTTTGCTTCGTCAAACAAAAGTCTTGCTTGCTTCATTGAGTTAGCAAGCAAAGGGATATCCGCCCCATTTTCTCCGTCTTTACTAACTCCATAGAGAGATAAACCGGAAATAAGGGTTGTTTTTCCGTTTTTTCGACCAACAAAAATAAGGCCCTCTTTAAAGCGCCTTAGTTTTGTCTCTTTATGAACCCAACCAAAAAGGCTGCCAATTACAAAATGCTGCCACGGTTGAAGGATAAGCTGTTTGAAATTTCCTTTAGATGGTTTACAGAATTTTTCTATGAAACGGATCGGCCTATGGCCTAAATCTTCATCAAAAATATACGGAAAATCGTTTGTTCCTTGCCTTTTTAGATCATTTAAATGCCTTTTACAAGCCTGGATAACCTTTTTGCTTGCAATTATCTTTCCTGATACAACCTGTTCAGCATACCAATTAGTTAATAGTTTAGGAGAAGGTCTATCAAGAATATTAAGAACACTAGAAATCTTTGAAGTCGTCGTCATCTTCATTCACAACCTTCTTACGCTGAGCAGGTGTCAAACCTAAAGATTTTAGCAAGTTATTTAAGGTCTGAACCGTCTTTGTAAGCTCGATTGAAAGG